CACTGACATTATCAAGCGGACTCTTCCTTGTTCGATTTTCTCTATCTTGTGGGGTTCGTTCTTCACGAACACACGCACTGGATCCATCAAACCATCATCCATTCTCTTCCTTCTATCCGTTAAACGTAGCTCCTCTATATCAGTAGCTCGCAGCTTCTCGACACGATCCAGGACGGCATCATTTAGCCGCTCACCCATTATCTCCATGAGCTTATCATTTCTATTGGAAGTGATTGCGCATGGGACGCCAGGGCTAGCTTCAGGCTTTATGTGGTCCTTAATCCTGTCAATTTCTCTGCTCCACTCCTGCCTATCGTAACTCATCAGAAACTTGGGCAGATCGTGCTCCAAGTACAGGGGTAATATGCGCTTGTCTGACGCTTCTATTTCTCCTTTTTCTGGTGTTTCGAATTCGACAATATGGCGGTCGCACTGCAATTTGAAGCTTCGCTTTTCAGCTTCAGGGGTCCTTGGGGGCCATGCATACAGGCGGTACTCAGGGTGTTCTTCACAGAGTTGCTTCCACTTGCTTGACTCTTTCTTAGGTGCACTTCCATTGAAGGTGCAGCTAGAACGTCCAATTTCGATGCTTCTCTCTGAGAACTCTCGCTCTTCAGTCCACTCGTAGTAGGCACCCCAGCTCCCGCTGGGGATTTCGAGTTTAAACACTCCGAGGGTTGACCATTCGCCGGTACAGCTTGAGTCTCCTTCTTCCGTGCTCTGCGCAGGGCTGATCTTGACGGTTTAGATTCAACGTTCGCGATAGGGATTGGATTGCTCTTCAGCACAACCGCTCCCTCTCGATCAGACTTTGCTTGATCCATGACGTATCGCTGTGTTACCAGTTTATCGCCTCTCACATGCAATTGCCCTCCTTCCCACTTTGGGGCGCTAGGCTCAGTCTTCAGTTTTTGCGCGAACGCTCGGTCTAATCTAATAGTCGCTTCTTCAGGCAGATCAGGATAAATCCTGTCTTTGGCGAGGCGCTTCTCTAGCATATCAGTTACAACTAGTGCAACTCTTGCGATCATCGCCTCTTCATCCATGTGAGCCACCACTTTTTCGGCCATCTCCTGAGGCATTTTCTTTCTCAATTCCTGGAGTGCAACAGTTTTTCCTCTCTCTATGTCGCTAACTCTTTCCTTAGTCAATTTGACTAAGGCGAATCCGCAGCTAGTACAAGTATAACCTCGCTTCTCATGAATTGTAAAACATTTGCTACATGTCCAAGGGCTTTCTTTCCGCAAAACTCCCCGTTTTACGGCTCGATTCACGTGTTTTCCGTAAGCCCCTGTATTTGACAGTCTCATTGTTTTATAAGCTTGCCTTCTTCCGTCCATCTGCTCTGACACTTTGTCCTCGATGCGCTCCAGTTGTTCAGCCCAAGACATCTCCGTTTCATAGATTCTCATGTTCTTCTCCAGCTCTGTCGCGTAATAAACACGATATTGCTCTTCCAAATACTCATCCTGTTCACGGAAATTTCTTTCTTCATCGCTCTCAGGCTCTTCATACAGCTCAGGTTGTCCTTGCGCTATATCTTCGTTTGTAGGCGATTCCTTCTTCGCATTGCGAAACACTGGGGGTATCACACCAGTGTTACACTTCAGAAGTGTATCACTCTCAACGTGTATGCCGACTATACGATTTCTCGAGTCTAGAACTGGCGCTCCCGACGTGCCACTTGTTGTACTGGCTCCATAATTTATGTGCCATGGCTTCGTCTCGCTGACTCGGATCGACGCACTTGAAACACAGCTTTTACCATCATACAACTGGTGTATAGAGATGGGTTCTCTAGCTTGCACTCTGGATGTCCATGTTCCCACTTTCATCGAAAGGGTCGAAAAGACAGATGCTGGTAACTCCATAATTATGAAATCCAGCTCTTCAGTCTTTGACGCACACACGATGCGTGTCCTAATGGTGTCCATTTGCACAAGCTTATCACCCTTCTTCAACCTAACTATCGCTGCTTTATTGTAATCTAAAACGTGGTATGCCGTTATTAAGCAATCCTTGTTGTCGAATTTTATGCGCGAAAAGTGTCCAATTGTAGTGCCATCCACATCAAACTGGCCTTGAAAATCAGGTAGCTTC